GCGCCGCGGGACTCGTGGATGGCGGCGTGCCGGTGAAGCAGATCCGCGATGGGGCCTCCGATCACCTGAGGAAGGCAACGCGGATGGTAACGCCCGGAGCGAAGCCAAAATGAAGATCCCGACCGACTCGATGCTGCGTTGGCAGTTCTATCAGGATCTGGTGCAGAAGTGCACCGCTTCGAGAGAAAGCCGACGCGCTTTCTATAAAACCATGCGCGCCTATTATCTCTTCGGCACTCAGGAGTACGGCCTCTCGAATGGGCCGCGCTATAACAAAATTTACCCGCACATCGATCAACTGGTGAGCTTCATGTTCTCACCGGAAACCACTAGATTTTCCCTGAAATTCGGCCCATCGGTGAATTTCGACGAACAGAACAAAATCCCGCCGATGCAGGATGAGATACACAACCAGTGGCACGACAACACCGTCGACCAACATGTACGCAACGCCCTGCGGTGGGCTGGCGCCTACGGCTACATGTGGCTGAAGCTGCGGTGGAAGGCGTGGAAGCGCAAGGATTCAACCGGCACGACGCATGATGATGGCATGGTGCAGGCTCACATCGTCGAGCCGCATAACATCGGCGTGCTGCGTGAAGATAAGCCGGGTCTCTACAATCAGGAGGCGTACGTCGAGACCTACTACATTACGAAGTCACAGCTCGAAAACGAACTCACGGCGGGCTGTCATCGGCGCACCGCGGAAATCATCGCGACCGCTCAGGCTGGACACTCGGAAGATGTTGGAACGAACGCCGGCCCCATCGACCGGCTGATTGTCACCAACATCACGGGCGGTAGCATCACGGGCAACGCCTCGCTGTGGGCGACTCCGCTTCAGTCCATGTACAAGCCGCTCACGATCGAAGACCTCATTGAGATGCAAGAGCTGTACGTGTACGACGATGCCATTTCTGACTACCGTGTTGTCACCATCATGCAGCCATCGGAAGTCGTCTGGGACCGGCCGATAGATCAGATTTATGTCGGTCACACGCTGCCGCACGTCGGGTTCACCTTGGGCCCAGCGCATGACTACTTCTTCGGCCATTCCGAAGTCGAGAAGCTGATACCGCTGCAGGACATGCGCAACGAGCGCATCGAGGACATCCGCCACATCCTGCGCAAACAAGCGCATCCGCCGTCATCCGTGACGGGCGTCATGGGGGGTATTTCGGATGAGGCGACCTTGGCGCTCGACACACCGGCCGGCATCCTCGCGCTCGATGGGATCGGCTCACAGGTGAAGGTCGAGCAACCGACTCTGCCTCAGGACATCTGGAAGGATGTCGCCGCTATTGACGAGTTGTTCAACGAGATGTCAGGACTCCCGGCGGTCAACCAGGGCCGCGGCGCATCCGGTGTCAGGAGTGAAGGTCACGCGCAATTACTCTCTCAGCTTGGCTCGACACGTGCGAAGGACCGCGCGCTTGTGGTCGAAGATTCGTTGGATGAAGTGGCGACGCTGATCGTGAAGCTGCTGCGCAAGTACGACAAGCGCCAGTACCGCGAGGCGAAGGTTGATGGTGTCCGGTTCTTCCCGGAGCAGTTCCCTGAAGACTTCGAGGCCAAGGTTGACGGGCACTCCAACTCACCGATCTTCGTCGAGAATCACGAGGCGCGCGTGTTCGCGCTGCTCGACCGCCATGTCATCGGACCCGACTCAGCACTCGATCTGCTGGACATCCCCCAGCGCGATCTGCTAAAGAAGAAGCTGAAGGAAGAAATCGAGCCGGCGCAGGCAAAGGCCGCCCAGCAAGAGCACCAGATCCAAATGCTCAAGGCGACCAAGGGTCAGCAACCGGCTCAGGGAAACGGCGCTACTCCTCCGGGAGCCGCGCCATAACGCGACGAGGGGAACCCCTCGTGTGTCGACGGCGATAAGGGCACGTTCCGGCAGGAGACTAGCCATGAAAGAAGCACCACGCGGTAGGCGCGGCCGACGGCACCGTTAAGCCGTAGAGGGGGCGTCTCCCGGCGCCCCCTCTCTTGATTTCGCACCCCGTTTGACGCTACTTTTCGCGCCAACATGCCAGACCCACGCGCAGCCGGCGCCGAAAACCCGACCACTCAGCCTGTCGGTAACGCGCCCGCCGCCGCCGGCATGATGACTCCACAGGCCCCCCAAGGTCAGACCGAAGCCGGCAAGCTGACGATGTTTTTCGTCCAGAAGTTGCTGATGCGCGCGACGACGCAATTCGGTCAGAACGATGACGGCGACTTCGCCCTGCAGATTCTCTCGAGGGTCGTGAAGCGTTTCGGCGAGCACGAAGACACCTCGGAAGAGTTTGCGCCGGCAGAACTTAAGCGTATGCTCGCGACACTAGCGGGACCGGGAGCCGCCGGCCCCGGTGCACCTCAGACGAATCCATCCGCAGCAGCACCGGGCGGCGCCTCGGCCCCGCCTCCGGGACAGTAGGAGACAACAATGCCCGCTCAGCGACGACTCTTCATGCCCGCCGATGGACTCTCGATCCGCGATCCGCTCACCAACGAGCGCGCCAAAGGCAACATCATGAATCCGCGTCGCTACGCGGAATTCGGTGGACTCAGCTCGGGTAGCGCGCGAGGGTTCTTCTCATCGACAGCGACCGTACAGAAGCCGGGCGCAACTGAGCGCGCAGTCCCGGTGAAGTAAAATGGCGCAAGACGCCAGCCTCGAAAACTTAAGCGCTGAGCAACGCGCAGAGCTGAACATCGGGCGCCTCACGCGCCAGCTGCTCACCGACCCGGACACTCGAGAGGCCACCGCTAAGCTGCTGCAGAAGAAAGATTCCACGCTGCAGTTCCCGGATGTCGCGGCGAAAGACGAGGCGCGCAAGGCCGAAGAGAAAGCCACTGCCCGCGTCGCCGACCTCGAAAAGAAGCTCCTTGAACGCGACGCCCGCGAAGCACTCTCGCGTCAGCACCGACGCATCGAAGAAGCTGGCCTCGATGTGAAGATGGTGACGGAGCTGATGGAAAAGCACGGCATCCCGCCGACCGAAGATGGCTACGGCATCGTGATCGAACTCGTGCAGGGGCGACAGCAGCTCGCAGAGCCGACGCCGGAGGGGTTCGCGCCGTTCAAAGTTCCCAATCTCAAAGAGATGTGGAACGATCCCGTCAAGTGGCGGGAGGCTGAAGGCTACAAGGTTTTGAATGAGCTGATTGCGCAGCGCAAGCGGGCGTAGTCAGCTTCCACAATCAAAGGGCACCAGCTTGGTCGAGCTGATCGACAGGTGAAGGTGTCTGCGAGTGTTTCGTGACGGCGTAACCATAGAGCGACAGGAAGCTGGTCATCCACTCGATGACATCTTCCAGCCGTTGCCCAGGAACTTGGGGCTTAACCCACAATTCAAGGTTCTCAAGACGGTTGTCTGCTCGCTGGCCGTTCTTGTGATGCACGTTTTCGTTCACGTAAAGCGCGCGGCCCAAGTATTGCTGCATGATGTAGCGATGCTCAAGGATGTAGTCTCCGTCGCGACGAATGATGCGATAACCAGACTTGTTAAGGTGACCTCCCTTGTCCTTAGATTTGGCGATTCCCTTGTTAGCACAGATGCGCGAGCAGTAAGTTTTTCCGAGCCGCGATTTTCTCGACGGCAATGCGCTGAAAGGCGTACCACAGATTTCGCATATTTTCGTAACAGAAGCACGATCGGTTTTAGCGGCACCTCTACAGGAGAGCGAACAGTACCGCGCCCGCGCCGCTTGCGAATGCTTGTAGTGAAAGGGCTTACCGCAGTGCTCGCAGTTCTTCGTCAGCGGCAACCTGTACGCCGACTCTCGGCACTCAACCGAGCAGTATTGAGATTTGGCGCCGTGAGTTTCGTATTCCTTCCCACAGTGCTCGCACTTGCGGGTCAAGTTGATGAACGTCTTTCCCTTTCGGTACTCCCGGTAGCACTCGCGGGAGCAGACCGTCCGTCTGACCTCTTGAGAAGGGGGGCATTCGAACGGCTGGCCACACTGAGCGCATGTTTTTGTAACTGGCATGACACACCTCGGTTTAGTGACGAGTGTGTTAGTGTAGCCTAAATGTAGGGGTTTGCAATGCCTTTTTCATCTGGGGTGATGCCCACAGGCGCGAGTTTTTCCGAGTATGCAAGTATCACCCGGAGAGCGTTCGTCCCGACGATGTACGTTCAATTGT